TTGAGGGATGATATGACAGTAACAATCAGAAATAAAAACCAGCTATTAGATGCAAAAGAGACGCTGGAAGACTTGAAAAAGGCGAGAAAAAAGATATTGCTTGGTGGTCAAGCATACGAAATTGGAGACAACAAGATGACAAGAGCCAGCCTAAAGGAAATATCAGAAGAAATAAATGCGTATGAACGTGCAATCAATGCTTATGAAACAAGAGGAACAACAAAACGCAGGATGGCAAGAGCAATACCGCTGGGGTGATAACATATGGGATTTTTTGCAGAACGAAAAAAGACAAAAGAACAAAAAAGAGCTCTTGAACAGGCACAGATAGAGAATCAGATTGCAAAAACAAAAGCAAACACGATGATATTAAACGCAAGAATTAGTGCAGCGGAAAAATTTACAAATACAGGATACTCACACGGAGGAGCATCACGATCGGAATCATGGGCGAAAGGGTACGATGACGAGAGCCTGTCGCCAAGCAGCGACATTGAAATGAACCGAAAAGAATTACGACAGAGAACCAGAGATCTGTATATGAATGCTCCGATAGGCACGGCAGCAATCAAAGCCACTAGAACAAGCTGTGTAGGGATTGGGTTAAAACCGAAACCAAAGATTGATTATGAATTCCTGGGTATTAGCAAAGAGGAAGCAGCAGACATACAGCGATTAATCAAAAAAGAGTTTGCAATATGGGCAGAGAGCACATTGTGCGACATATGCGATCTAAACAATTTTTACGAGTTACAGCAGATTGTATTTAACGACTGGCTCATGAACGGCGAAGAATTTGTATTAATGGCTTACGGAGAAAAAACAAGTTAC